ATCAGGTGTTGGAATGGCATTTGAGAAACCCAAAAAGCAGAACATGCCCACGCTACGACCAGAAGAATTACCTAAGCTGATGCGTTCTCTGGTCATGTCGAATCTGTCTGTTTCGACTCGATGTCTTATTGAGTGGCAGCTCCTGACCCTAGTGCGCCCTTCTGAGGCTTCTGGTGCTCGGTGGGTCGAGATCGATCTCGATGCCAAACTCTGGACGATTCCCGCCGAACGAATGAAGGCTAAGCGTGAACACATTGTCCCTTTGTCACCTCAGGCTTTAGATATTTTGGAAGTAATGAAGCCAATCAGCGCTCATCGTGAACATATTTTCCCTAGTAGAAATGATCCAAAGCGGCCGATGAATAGTCAGACTGCTAATGCTGCTTTAAAACGTATAGGTTATGGTGGAAAATTAGTTGCACATGGTTTACGTTCAATAGCCAGTACAGCTCTCAACGAATCTAATTTTAATTCTGATGTGATTGAGTCTGCGCTGGCACACACAGATAAGAATGAGGTTAGGAAAGCGTACAATCGGTCCATTTATTTGAAACAAAGAGTTGAGCTAATGGACTGGTGGGGTAATTTTGTTATGATTACTAATAGATGATAAAGGACTGCACATGAGCACAGTAAAAAATATTGATACCGTTTCATCAAACTTTAACATTTCGCCATCAATTCTTGATCAACTTGATGTTGTTGATGTTTTATTAGAGTCAGATACGTTGCTTTTCATTGACCCTATGCTCCTCCCTGAAAGTAAGCATCCTGAAATGAAAGTGGATGCTGATAAGAAATACATAGATACTTTCACAAGTATCATTAAATTACTTAAAGCATCTAAGGTTCAGAATGATAATGATGTTGCTTGGAAGGCAGCCAAAAAGTTATTTTCATTTTCCGAAATAGGATGGACATGTTTGGGTTATGGCTCATCAGCCAAAGGCTCAGGATTCGGGCCACACCTTGTGAACACAACAATGAATACTGCCTATCAAATTATCAACATGGATATTGATGATCCTGACTTATTTATGGTCATGTCGTTATTTGAAGAAGGTATTGGGGCTGATAGAATTAGTGACATGACTACAAATATAATATTTGAGTCCTTAGTGAAATTCTCAGAAAGAGTTAATCAAACCCTTCAAATCCCGACAAAAGAATTTTCTTTTAAAGGGAAAAAGTACATTGCCCCTCATAATCCATTAACAGATAAACCATTAATATTAGTTCCTAAAGATGTTGTCCGTGATTTGCCTATATCCACTGACTGGAGCGGTGCAGTCAGTACAATGAAAGAAAACACGGACCTACGTGACAGAATTAATACCAACATTGGTAAACTGCTCGCATCAATGACCCAAAAAGAAAAAGCTGAAGCCAAGCGACGAGCTTTAGAGAAAAAAGAATATTTTGAAGACCTCCTAGAATTAATAAAAGAAGTAGAAAAAGAGCCTTACGATTTTAAAGCTGATAAGAATGGTGAATTATTTTGGTCAAGACTTGTATCTTCAATAGATAAAAAATACCCTTTCAATCTTTCTAAGTTTAATAAAAAACTAACCTTAGATGATGTAGAAAATTTGGTTGATGAGATATTAACCCAATTCAAAGATCTAATTGAAAACAAAGGTCTATGGAAGGAAATGTGGGCAGATGATAAAAAACCAAGAAAAGAAAAAGCGGCTCAACGTTTACTTTTTGCAGTAGCTTATTCATATTGCAAAGCCAATAACTTAGACATTAGCCCTGAGGCTGACTCTGGTAATGGACCTGTTGACTTCAAAGTCTCGCAAGGATTCGAGCAGAAAGTTTTAGTTGAAGTTAAGTTATCATCCAATGGTAAATTACTGCACGGATATGAAAAGCAATTAGAAATTTATAGAAATGGTGATGATACAGATCGAGCATTTTTCGTAATAGTTGATATCGGTCATTTAGGAGAAAAATACCAAAAGGTCCAGCAGGCTAGAATTGCAGCAGAAAATGAAGGTTTAAGAGCCTCAAAGATTATTCATATTGATGCACAACAAAAAGACTCTGCGAGCATTCGTATCTAGATTAATAAAGGCTCAACTATCACTTAGTTGAGCCTTTGTTATTTTCTACCAGATTAATATATCTACATATGTTTGCGCGCAATGCTCTCCCCGCCACGCCTGCCCGCTTAAGAGGTCACTTTTAATGCAGGTGCATGAACGGCCTCAGGCCGCACCGGTACTGGTGTTGCGTGGGATAAAAAATACGGGGATTTTCATGCAAAGCCATGCACCTTATGGATGCATGGCTTTTTCGGGAAAAATAGCGGAATTTTCGGGGATTTTTTTGCGTGCTAGCGTGCGGCCAGTTCTGCACGTCGGCGGGTGTAAATCAGGTTCTGTGCTGGGGTGAATTTCTGGCGATTATCATCCCGCGAAGCCGCATCAGGCCTGAATCCGATGCCCGTTAAAATATCGCTGTCCTGCGCGGAATAATTAATTTTTTCACCTGCGGCCAGCCACACCGACAGGGCTTCACGCAGATAATCAACCGAGTGCTGCATGGCGCTCTGTTTTACTGCGGGAAGCTGTTCGTTATACCCCATCAGCTCAGGTGCCAGCGTGGCGGCCAGCTCCGCGCCGTGCTGCTGCATAAAGTCATGGAGCCGGTTGCGGATGCTGATGTGCTGCACCTCCTCATGTGAGCGGATAT